CAGTTTGTTTCATCTGATATTCAGTGAATACACGGCGACCATGATTCTTTACGGAAGGTGATTGCTCTCCACGTACTTTAATAAAAGCTCCAGTAGCTTCACCACTACCGGGCATAACTAACTCAAATTCAAATCCAGCTTCGTTAGCTGCACTTACGTTATTCTTAGATAGATCAAATAAACTCATAACTTCTCCTTTACATTAATAAAATACAGCAGGTACATAGTACTATGCTGTAGCTAGAATTTATTATAGCATTCTGAAAAAGTGAAGTCAAGGTTTTTAAACTAATGCAAATAAAAGAAAACCCCTAGGCTCCATTTAAGGCTCCTAGGGGTTTTACTTAAGTTCTAGCTATATTTAGGCTGCGCTATCTTGAATTGCGATAGTAGTAGCAGGAAGACCTGCAGTAGTTACATCGTTAAGCAAAGCTTGGAAACTTGCTTGAGCAACTAGACCTAGCTCAGTATCATCCTTACTGAATGCACCTAGCTTAACTTTAGGTAATGTAAAGCTAATGAAAGGAGATGTTGCAGTACTGTCACCAGCGAGTGTCATAACGATAGAAACAGGGGTTTCATTATCAAAGTAGTTACGGAATACAGTGTCTTGGAAGTAAACACTTAAGTTACCGCTTACACGAATACGGCCTGTAAAAATCTCAGCAATTGAGTTAGAACCGACTGCAGTTGCATTTTCCATTGCTCGTTCTACGTTGAAGTCAGCAGAAGTAACTAAAGCAACAGGAGAACCATTTACTAGCATAACACCGCTTACAGCAGCGAAGATACCTTCAGTACCTTGTGCAGTTGGTGAAGTGAAATACTGGCTAGTACCATTCTGAGCACGATCTTTACCCATGAAGGAGAAGTCAACAGTGGTCAATCCAGTAGCAGGTAACTGCACGTTCATTGAGCCTACTTTAACACCAACATATGCCTCTGACTGGCTGATATCTGAATACCACTCTTCAAAGGTATATGAGTCATCAGTATGACCTGTGGAAGGTACGAAAGTATTCTTACCAGTTACTGAAATAGCTGCGGCAGTTACAGTAGGAGCAGCAGTAAGAGAGGAAGCATTTACGACTGATACTGTTAGAACTAGAGTTGAAGCTACTGCAACAAGTAAATTCTTATTTAAGGTATCAGCATTTGCACCTGTGCCTGCTGTCATACGTACTACATTACCTACTTGAAAACCATCAGTTAACCAGCTACCAGTTGTACGAGTAAGAGTATATAAACCAAGGGCTGGGCCAGCCACTGCTAATGCTACGCCAGTTACTGCTACACCAGCGGTAAAATCACGGGCAACAAGTGATTGCATGAAATCAGAATAGGTCTTAGGTGACAATTCACCATTAAGAGAACCTTCTGCGCTACGAACGCCGTGGCGAAAGTCTGCAAGTTGACGATCTGTACGGATTTCACTTGATTCATAAGTTTCTTTTGCTAGGTTAAAGTTAGCTGTAACTCGACGGAGTTGCTTACCAGCGGTTGCACCAGCGATAGTTCCCCATGTGGTTTCCTTTTTATATGCTACAACTTTTGCTGTGCCTTTTGCGATTGCCATATTTATATTCTCCAATTAATCAATTAATTTACTTTGCAAAGTAATCCAGCTTTTAGGAAGGAGCAGGATACAACCTTGTAATCTTTTTCTATCTCTTTTATCTACTGGTTATTCGTAGACTTCAACTACTAAGTTGATTATCACTGGTACTACTAATCTATCTGCAGTAGGCATTGCACCTGCAATCTGAGGGGTATTGAGTATATAGATATTAGTACCAGCTTCCTGCATAGTACTACCCTTCTTGAATAAGGCTCTGATTTCCTCTGCCTTAGCTATAGCAACTGCTGTACCCTTATTTAGTACATCAACTACGAATACCTGAAAAGCCATTCTCTCTCTGTAGTAATTATCTCCAATTACAGGATCATCAGGGGTTTGCATTTGAAATTGAGTACGGAGATATAAGGAGTTCTCAGGGGCTGTAAATTTTACACCCTCATAAGCAATAGGTACAGCAGGTAGTAAAGAGGATAATTTTCGCTCTGCGGCTTTCTTAGCGTTTAATATTGCTGACATTTACTACCTCTTTTATTTAAGTTTCTAGCTTTGATTATAATAATCATCCAGCTTCATTTGGTAAGTTCTCCAGATAGTATCTAGCGTAGGTTTTACAATACCTTCTCCGCGAGTCTGAGGGGAATAATTACTCTCTAAGGATTTAATATATGGGCCATAGTTTGAGATCATAATCTTATCTCCTAGCTTATAATCCCCTAGGGATGCTTTGACTGAACTTAAAGCCATAGTTCCTGCTGTTGCTGTATAGAACTCCTGCATCTCAAGAGAACCACCTAGATCAGCTCTCCAAGAGCCTTTAGCAAAACCTTCTATCGGTTGTAATCCATAGGACTGATTACTTGGATTCGTTGAGCGTTCCTTGTACCATCTGCTATTAGTAATTGAATCACCTATTGGAGTATTCTCTATTGCAACGAATGCAACTGATTCGGCAAATTCTCTTGCCATACCCTTCATCTTACGAGTAGCTTCCTTATGGAATTTATCAAGATCAGCAAGTAATGCTGCTGTATTACAGGTTATCATTCTTAGCCTTTCTGCTTGCCTATAGGCTATCCCTTGGACGCTAAGACCTTGTACATGACCACAGAACCGCCTGCAGTATGTTCTGACACAGACACTACCGTAAATGATTCAGCCCCTCTTATGAGCCTGTCTAGGGCCTTTGGTGAGGATGTTAAATCCGTCCCAACTATAAGGAACTCAACAACTGTCTTACCGACAAGATTAGGATAGTTATACGCAGATACTCTTACTACTTTAGGGAATGCTTTGACAGTAGTAGTAACTTCCGTATTAGTAGAGGAGCCAGTCTCTATGTTGTAAACTGATTCACCTGCAGTTATGATATTTATACTTACTGCATTAAGATAGATTAATCTTTTAGCAGCTTGGATGAACTGATTGAATTGAGTGAACTGGCTCATAATTAAACCACAAAGTAACTGGAAGGGTAGGAAGCAGTTGGATAGATATATTCTGTTGGAACTTTTACGTAATTATTATCTGGATTACTGACATTAGCCTGCATATCGCTTAGACTAATACCACCAGCATACATACCTGCTTCCTGCAGCAAAGGATTAAGCTCAGGGGATTTAATATAAAGCACAAGAGCTTTTCTATATTGCTCTGCTGCTGCACTTCCACGGATACTTAAAACATCTACTGTACTATCTCCACGCATGGAGAGATTCATCAGGATAATCCTAGCAGCTTCTAATGAAGCTCTATTAACATTACAGGAGTTCTTCTGAATAAGGAAACTCATTTCATCATCAGATAAGAAATATAATCCCGGTGTGTTGTCCTGTACTAGCAGGCGTAATTGTTGGAGAGGGGTTAACGCCATATTTATCCTTATTCCTTTTGTTTATTGTTTATTCTTATTTCTATAATAGGATACTCAGTTAAGAATACCCTATAATAGAAAGGCTCCCAAAGGAGCCTATTCAATCTAACTTAGTTAGAAGTTGTACCCTTGACAACTAGCGCTGGGCGGCGTAGTACGTTCAAGAAGTTTGACTCTGAATCCAAGTCAATTGCTTCACCTTTAGGATCACGGAATGACCACAAGTAAGCACGTTCAGCCATTGTGTTAGCGAAATCTAACTTGTTGGCAGGGCCGTAGTAAGTAACGAACGTATCGGTTGTGCCGACAGGTACGAATACAACTTCACCAGCAGGGATTAGACGCTGACCAGCTAGGACGGTACGAACTTCAACGAAGCGGATACCAGCATAGATGAACTCACGATACAAGCCAGCACCACCAGCACGGCTACGTAGGACATCTTGACCTGCAGTAGCGCTGTAGTAGCGATAAGCGTCTTGAATCTTAGCGTGACCGATTAGCTTGGCGAACCACTCAGGAGAGCAATAAGCAACAACACCGGAGATAACATCACCAGTATTAGCATTGTCTTGCATAGCAGCAATAACTGCTTCTGCTTTACCAACTACGTCAGTGGTGCTAGTACCAAGAACGAAGTCAACAGAGGTTTGAGTAACACCAGTCTGGGTGAAGAAGTTACCAGCGATAGTACCATTGGGTGCGTAAGCATTGCCAGTGGTCAAGGTGCTGAAACGAGCTACTTCAAGAGTAATGTCGAAGTTACGACGAATGCGTTCCATCTTACGAGCCATTACAGCGGCTTCGGTCTCAGCGGTATCTTGTGAACCGTAAGCACGTTTGCCTTGTACATCTTGAGGTAGAATCTTGTCAGCTACAGCAAAGTGAGGGATAGCGTAGGAGTGAATCTTACGGTTGTCATCTTTGTTTGCGGCAGGCTTGGAACCACGGTATACGTCACCGATTAGACCGAGTGAAGAACTTGTCTCTTCAAAGGTTACAGTGTGGGTAGAAAGCATCTCTTCAGA